TCCTAAAAGTGATTATACTAAAGTTAAAATGAACTATAGTATTGTTGCTCCTAGAATGTATAATGGTAAAATTGATTCATTAGTAAAACGTATAACTGGTTTTGCTGATATGATTCAATTAACACATTTAAAACTACAACAAGTGATGTCACGTATAGTTCCAGATGGTGTTTACCTTGACGCTGACGGACTTGCTGAAATAGATTTAGGTAATGGAACAAACTATAATCCACAAGAAGCTTTAAACATGTTCTTCCAAACAGGTTCTGTTATAGGTAGATCGTTTACACAAGATGGTGATATGAATCCAGGTAAAGTACCTATTCAAGAAATAACATCTGGTTCTGGTGGTAATAAAATACAAGCTTTAATAGGTAATTATAATTATTACTTACAAATGATAAGAGATGTTACCGGATTAAACGAAGCTAGAGATGGTAGCATGCCAGACAAAAACGCTTTAGTTGGTGTGCAAAAACTTGCTGCAGCTAATAGTAATACAGCAACTAGACATATATTACAAGCTGGATTATTTTTAACAGCTGAGGTTGCTGAATGTTTGTCTTTACGTATATCTGACATTATAGAATATTCTCCAACAAAAGATGCTTTTATACAAGCTATAGGCGTTCATAATGTAGCTACGTTAGAAGAAATGTCTAATTTACATCTATATGATTTTGGTATATTTTTGCAATTAACTCCAGATGAAGAAGAAAGACAAATGTTAGAAAATAATATTCAAATGGCGTTGCAGCAGCAAAATATAGAATTAGAAGATGCTATTGATTTAAGAGAAATAAAAAATATTAAACTTGCTAATCAACTTTTAAAAATAAGAAGAAAGAAAAAAGAAGAAAAAGATAGGCAAATTCAAATGGAAAATATTCAAGCTCAAGCTCAATCTAATCAACAGTCCGCTCAAGCTGCGGCTCAAGTTGACATGCAGAAAGAGCAAGTTTTAAATGCTAGTAAAACAGAGTTTGAGCAAATGAAAGCTAATATTGACGCTCAAAAGATGAGAGCTGAAGCTGATTTGAAAAAAGAGTTAATGGCTTTAGAGTTTCAATACAACATGCAACTTAAAGGTATTGAGGTTGAAGGTATGAAAGAAAGAGAAAAACAAAAAGAAGATCGTAAAGACGAAAGAACAAAAATACAAGCTACGCAACAATCAGAAATGATTGAACAAAGAAATAGTGGAAAACCACCTAAAAACTTTGAGTCCTCAGGTAATGATATATTAGGAGGAGGATTTGATTTAGGCGCGTTTGACCCTAGTTAGAATTTATTAATTATTATTATATTATATTATGGAAGAAAAAGATGAAAACGTAGTCGAGCAGACTACAACAAACAACCAACAAGATCCAGGTGATGAAAACGTGGTGAAAGTTGATGAAAGTAAATTTGAATCTGCTGGAGACGACAGTGTTATAAAGATAGATTTAAGTAAACCACCAACACCAAAAGAAGAAAAAAATGAAGTTAAAGAAGATAACACTGACAACAGCGGAGTGGTTGCAGAGTCTGAAAATGCCGAGCCCGCAGAAAAACAAGAAGAAGTACAACCGGAAGCAGAAGCACAAGAAACTTCAACATTAGAAGAAATTACTGAAGAATCAACAGAACAAGAGGTTACTGAAGTAGAAGAGAAAGTTGAAGAAGCAATAGCCGAAGCAGAAGCTACTGGAAAACCATTACCAGAGAATATACAAAAACTTGTAGATTTTATAGAAGAAACTGGTGGTGATATAAATGATTACGTAAGACTTAATCAAGATTATACTAAGTTAGATGACAATGATGTTTTATATGAATATTATAAACAAACAAAACCACATTTAACTAATGAAGAAATAAATTTCTTAATGGAAGATACTTTTCAAATAGACGAAGAGGAAGATACTGATAGAGAAATAAAAAGAAAAAAATTAGCGTTAAAAGAGCAAGTTGCCAACGCTAGAGCCCACCTGGACGGGCAAAAGTCCAAATACTATGAAGAAATTAAAGCTGGGTCAAAGTTGACCAATGAACAACAAAAAGCTATGGATTTCTTTAATAGATATAACAAAGAATCTGAAGAGCAAAAAAAAGTATTAGAAAAAACTCAATCTAATTTTTTAAAGAAAACTGATCAAGTTTTTAACAGCAAATTCAAAGGTTTTGAATACAACGTTGGAGAAAAAAAATATAGATTTAATGTTAAAGATGTAAACGAAGTAAAAAATAGCCAGGACGATATTGGTAAATTCATAGGAAAGTTTCTTGATGAAAACAATCAAATGTCAGATGCGAAAGGTTACCATAAAGCTTTATATACAGCTATGAACTCTGATGCTATTGCAAAGCATTTTTATGAACAAGGTAAAGCAGATGCTATGAAAGATAGTGTTGCTAAAGCCAAGAATATAAATATGGAACCAAGACAAAAACACGGAACTGTTGATGTTGGTGGTTTAAAAGTAAGAGTGTTAGGTGATAATTCTTCCGATTTTAAGTTTAAAATTAAAAATAAAAAATAACAATTAAAAATTTAAAATTATGGCAATTACTGCAGGAAGTGCGTTGAACAGTGTAGCTGCTTCACAAAAGCAAACACTAGCAACAAACTACATTGACTTCAACCAAGATATGGGTTGGGCTCAACAATATTTACCAGATCTAATGGAGCAAGAAGCTGAAGTTTTCGGACCGAGAACTATTTCAGGTTTCTTAGCACAAGTTGGAGCTGAAGAATCTATGACTGCTGATCAAGTTGTTTGGTCAGAACAAGGTAGATTACATTTATCATACAAAGGTAACGTTAACTCAGCAACTGCTGGTGCTGATCCAGGTACTGGTGTATCAAATATTGCTCAGGTTACAATTGAAGATGATATTGATGGAAACGTTGGTTCAGGTTTTACAGCTGCTAACCACGGTATTAGAGTTAATGATACTATTATAGTTTCTAACTCAGATGGTGTTTTCAAATGTTTAGTATCTGTTGTTAACGGTGCTGTACTTGATGTATTACCTTATGGTTCGTCTGCTTTATCAGCAAACACTTCATCAAAAGCAACAACTATATTAGTTTATGGTTCTGAATATGGAAAAGGACAAAGCTATGTAGCCGCTGCTGGTACTACTAATACTACTAATCAAAGAGGTGCTAACGAGCCTACTTTCAAAACTTTTGATAACAAACCAGTTATTATTAAAGATTACTACGAAGTATCAGGTTCTGATGTTTCTAGAATTGGTTGGATCGAAGTTGCTTCTGAAGATGGAGCTACTGGATACATGTGGTATTTAAAAGCTGAAGCTGATACAAGAGCACGTTTTACTGATTATTTAGAAATGGCAATGCTAGAAGGTGAGCTTGCTGTAGCTGCCTCTGAGGTTCCTGGTGCTACAATTATGCCTTCTTCAACACTGAATACTGCTGATACAGCTGGTACTCAAGGTTTATTCGCTGCTATAGAATCAAGAGGTAATGTTACTTCTGGTGTTACTGGTGTTAACGCTGCTACTGATTTAGCTGAATTTGATGCTATCTTAGCTGAGTTTGATAATCAAGGTGCTATTGAAGAAAACATGATGTTCGTTAATAGAGCTACTTCATTAGCTATAGACGACATGTTAGCTTCTATGAATTCTTACGGAGCTGGTGGTACTTCTTATGGAGTATTTGACAACTCTGAAGATATGGCATTAAACTTAGGTTTCTCTGGATTCCGTAGAGGTTCTTATGATTTCTACAAATCAGATATGAGATACTTAAATGACAAAGCTACAAGAGGTGGTGTTAACGATGCTAGTGCTGCTAACGCGATTAGAGGAGTTGTTATTCCAGCTGGTACGTCTACTGTTTATGACCAAATGTTAGGTAAAAACATGAAACGTCCTTTCTTACACGTTAGATATAGAGCTTCACAAACTGATGACCGAAGAATGAAAACTTGGGTTACTGGTTCTGTTGGTGCTGCTACATCAGCTTTAGATGCAATGTCAATACACATGCTATCTGAAAGATGTTTAGTTACACAAGGTGCTAACAATTTCATGTTAATGAAATAAGCATTTATTATATTAAGGATCGAGGCTTCGGCCTCGACCCTTTCTTTTTATTAATTTTATTATATATTATATTATGGCAAAAAAACAAGAAACAAAAAAAGCTTCTTA